GGGTGCAGTCAAGGCCACAGGTGTGGACTCAGCAGTCGCAAGATCGAGGGGGAAGTTGTGTGCATTTCTTTCATGCATGACTTCCATTCCAAGACCTGCTCGGTTGAGAATGTCTGCCCAAGTTGGGATGACTTTCTGATTGGCGTCAACGATGGACTGGTTGAAGTTGAAACCGTTGAGGTTAAATGCCATGGTGCTGACGCCGAGGGCGGCAAACCAGATCCCCACAACAGGCCATGCTGCCAAGAAGAAATGGAGCGAGCGAGAGTTGTTAAAGGATGCATACTGGAAGATCAAGCGACCGAAGTAACCATGAGCAGCGACGATGTTATACGTCTCTTCTTCCTGACCAAACTTATAACCATAGTTCTGCGACTCATTTTCGGTAGTCTCACGAACCAAAGAAGAAGTAACGAGACTTCCGTGCATAGCAGAGAAAAGAGATCCACCGAATACCCCAGCAACACCGAGCATGTGGAACGGATGCATAAGGATATTGTGCTCTGCCTGGAAAACAAACATGTAATTGAATGTACCAGAGATGCCAAGAGGCATACCATCAGAAAAAGAACCCTGACCAAAGGGGTAAACAAGGAATACCGCGCTTGCGGCAGCGACGGGAGCGGAGTAAGCAACACAGATCCAAGGGCGCATGCCCAGACGATAAGACAATTCCCATTCACGACCCATGTAACAGAATACACCGATCAAGAAGTGGAAGATGACGAGTTGATAAGGACCGCCGTTGTACAACCACTCGTCAAGTGATCCTGCTTCCCAAATAGGGTAGAAGTGAAGTCCAATAGCGTTGGAAGACGGAACAACTGCACCAGAGATGATGTTGTTGCCGTACATGAGTGAACCAGCGACGGGTTCACGGATGCCGTCGATGTCCACAGGAGGAGCAGCGACGAATGCAATAATGAAGCAGATGGTTGCTGCCAACAGTGTTGGAATCATCAGCACACCGAACCAACCGACATAGAGACGGTTGTTAGTTGAAGTAACCCACTCACAGAACTGATCCCAGTTCGACGAGCGTTGTTGTTGTAGCGTAGTTTGCATTTTCAAAAGGGTAAGTAATACTGCAGGGAACAGTGTTAGAAGTATTCCTATGACACCCTTAGTCACAGGTATTAGAGACGTAATTTATCCTCCCTAGAGGTCTCGGTTTGTGGGGAGTGTGACTTTTTGTAAAGTCAGACTTACTATATAGGGATTTCCACACCTTGTCAAGGGGCAAAGCGGGAAGAAATGTAGGAGTGCATAGTAGGGAACTCCGACTCGCATATCTTATCATGTTTCTTCCACCACCGCGAGACATCTGGGATAATTGGTCGCTGATTATGGAACTCATCCTTCCGAACGTCCACACAGGTGTATCCATGCCCAGTCAGGATGAATACGATGGGATCTTTACCGTGCTCTACCTCATTGGTATGCACCATCATGTCCAGCACAACATCGTGAGCACCACCAGTGTAGTGAATCTCTTCAGTAACCTCACGCCAGTATGGTGTGTCACGTCGTGATGAGTAATAGTAATGTGCTTCAACAAATTCTCTCCACCCTTCCATGTGGTCACGGAGATCTTTGTTGAATCGTTCTCTTGCGAACCTACCTGGGGTTCCTTCTTGCAAGATCTTACACAGTGCAAGGATGCCATGTGCTGTGTTGAATAGTGATGTGCTCTCCAGTGGTTCAATGAATCCATAGGACATACCAAGTCCCACACAGTTCCATGCCCATGCCTGGATCCTCATGCCACTCTCAAAGTTAATCAGTTTGGCATCTTCATATCCAAATTCCTTTCGTGCATCCTCTTCAGACTGATGCTTAGAAGAGAACACATATCCTCTGCTGATGTAGTCCCATGTAGGGATAGTCCACTGCCAACCAGCAGACATGCCCTGTGCGTTGGTGTAGGGCACCATCTCCACCTCTTTGTCTTCATACTCAGTGGTGGTTACAAGTGCCCTGTCATTGATCAGGTTGTGGAACGGTGCCCAGGGCGAGAGAGGTCCCAGTGCGACCGACTCCCTACCTGAACAGTCGATATAGAGATCACCCGTAAGTTCTTTTGGTTTGATGTCGAACTCACCTCTGTCCACCATGATACTGCTGATGCCCCTGGAGGTAGCGCGAACCGACTTAACTTTGCTATCAACCACCGTGACACGTTCACAGAAACGGTCTCTAAGATATTTGCTGAACGCTGCTGCGTCGATGTGGAATGCTCTGTCATGATTGAGATCGAATGTTCCTAAAAGTTCTGTGTTGAGGGGTAACTTTCCATTCTCTACCACTGTAGTAAATGGCATCATAACTTCAGCAAACGGAGGTGGATCAGCGTATGCCTTTGCCACCATCCATCTCTGGAAAGTTACATCCCCACTTATATTTTGCCCATTTGGGTAGTGAAATACACCATTTACTTCATTAAAATCAACAAAACGCGAGGACAACTTGAACGTTGCTCTCGCATTCTTAATCATCTGTTCATCAGAGATGCCCATGAACCTAAGGTATTGATTGATGTGTGGTGTTGTTGATTCACCCACGCCAATAGGATCACCACCAGAAACCATGGTTATATCATGGTCAGTATGGTTTGCAAGAGCAGCAGCAGTCATCCAACCTGCAGTGCCACCCCCAATAATAATAATTTTCATAGGTTTTGTTGTAACATCATCCATGCTTTTTTATTAACTATCCACTGATTGTATTGGTCAGTAATAAAATCGGCAGACATCTCCACACATTCATTGGTGAATGAGAGTTTACCTTTTGATTCAAAGAAGTCTTGTATTACATTGTATCCTACCATGTCATTGGCAAAATGATACATAGACATCTTAATCTCTATGTCGCGATGGACAAACGAATAGAGAATAAACTTCCGATAGTCTTCGTTACCATCGGGTCTCATGAATAATTCATTCATCTATAACACACCTGATTAATTGTTCAGACTGTTGTGCTGGCATCATAGCACAGATTGCCATAAAAAACTCTGCCTTTAATCTTGACAGACCTGAATACCTTTTCAAAGGAATCCAATTACCTTTCTGCTTCGCTTCTAATCTGTACCTTTCCATCTTCCCAATAAAAAAGAGGGGCGTTTACCCCTCTACTTATATAATTTACTGGGTTGGGTTGTAGGCGGGGATCATCATGCCACCACCTTGATCGTCATCATCGTCAGGTTTCTCAAGCAAATACTCTATCAATAAGTAAATTCCAACAGGAATAAACGGGAAGAGCAATGCTGCTTGAAACTCTGTCATTACCAGAGACCTGGAATGATCTGACCTGTTAGTGCGTAAGCACCGAACGCAGCGATGATACCAACCATTGCTGCCCATCCATTAAATCTTTCTGCTTCAGGTGTCATTAGAATACTCCAAAGAATAGTTTGCCAGTAGCGGCATAGGACAAGAAGGCAGCGACCAGACCGAGCATGGCGAGTCTGCCGTTAAGCTTTTCTGCTTTTTCGTTATGGGTTTCGTAAATGTTAGAATCCATTTGCTGTTGAACCTCAGGGTCAATGTACATTGCGGGTTCATTAGCAAACATATTTTGTTGACCGAACTCGTTCGTAGTTGTCGTCATTGTTATGTTTGTTAAGAACTGTTACATTATATAGCAATGTAACGTAATGTGTCAACCCCAAACCTTAAGAAAATGTGATGACATCCTGACCGATGGTGTCAGAATACAGTCCACCAGGGATGTTTACGGGACCAGCAGCAGCAAAATTCATCTCGGTAGTGAATGGATCGTATCCAAATTCATCAGAACTTGACTGAATTGTGCCAGTTGTGTCAAGGTTAAACGTTGCCCACTCTTCTTGAGGGGACTTATCGTGATGCAAATTCTCTTGTTCGATAGCACGGAGACCAAGGTAGTGACGCCACAGTTCCGAAAGAACTTTGGTGTCCTCATCAATCTTCAGTGCTTCGATGACTGCTTCTTTAGCGGCAGCAGTTGCCTTTTGATAGGGAGTAAAAGTCATGATACATTGTCTCGTACATAGCATGGGACACCAGCGGGATCTAACCACTTGGTGTATTCAAAATCCTCCATGGCAAGAGCGATCTGATCGCCGTTGTCACAGAGGTACATGTCGTTATACCTTTTGGTATACTCGTTTTCTTTTTGGATACGGTAGTCGGGATAACCATTCTCCAAGGTCCCGCACTCAACGTAGCGATAGGGGTACCGTTCTAGTAGAACTTTCATGGGATGTTTTTGATTTGAACCTAGTATAGCATGTCAGGCGTAAGAATACCACCCTGTTGCAATAATTTTTTCATAATCGTGGGTGACTCGTCCCTTATGTGTGTATGTCCAGTCTGCTGGCCAAATACAACACTTACCTTTCTCTGCCTCCTCGTAGTGGTCCTGATGAAACCATTCAGTGCCACCGTTAGGAACACTATTTAGGTAAACCATCCAAACGAGGTGACGATATACGTTGGATTTCGCACTTCCAGATCTCTCTGTGTGCCACTCCTTATACCCTCCACCCTTAGGGTATTCTTGTACATTCCAACCAGGATCCATATGAAAATAACCACCCTTGGCGGAGAAAGGGAACTTACTAACGTAGTTCCCCATGCAGGAGTCAACTGCAGATACAAAGTCATTGACCTTAGGAAGGATCACCATGTTCATGTAGGGTGTATCCATTGACTCCTTTATTTTTGGATTGACTAAACCCAGAGGGGATGACAAGTCATCCTCTCCAGTATCACGATTCTTCTCGCCAATGGATTCTCCCAGTCCTTTCTTAAAATATGTTTGAGAATGATTGTAATGCCATTCGACAAAACCATCAATAATATTCTCATCAATCATCTCTGTATAGAGAAAACTGGTACTGGGAATAATTTTACCTGCGTCTGAATCAATAATCATAGTGTCAACTTGACTCCACCAAGAAATATTTTACGTCATTTCTAGGACGTGATCTTCGACCAAATGATCAATGAGGATTGAGTAATCCTCCTCCACATCTAGACCCCAGAACTGGACGCCT